TCAAGTACGATTTTCACCATTATCCACTCCTTTTTCACTTTTTCCTTTCAATACTTCAATCGCCTGCTTCATTTGCTCCGGCACTGGCAACCCAATCCGGCCGGCATTTTCGATAATGGAAAGCGCCTCATTTGCTAAATAGAAAAAGATCGTTGCATCGCGAAACAGTCCATTTGTTCCGACCACACGATCAATAAGATGACCAACAGCGACAAGCAAGAAAATCATCACCTTTTTCGGAATACGTTTGAAACCAACAGCACTCCGCAGGGAACCTTCTTTGTATGCTGCCATCGTTCCCGTCACATAGTCGATGATCACGAACGCTAGCAAAATACTGAGTAGTTCCGACCACCCACCAAACAAAAAACCGACCACGGCACCGATGACAGCTGCGCCGGTTTTGTAAATAACGTCGAGTCTCTCCATTTGTTTCACCTCTAATAACTATCTATATAAAGATCGTAGGTTAGTTTCATCGTGTTTGTATTGGTTTTTGTGACAGGGCTAGGCAATAGGTTTCGCGCGCCTATAAATCCTAACGGTTGTATTATAACGTCGCGTTTCGTGTAATCATTTTGACCGTTAATAACCGGTGTTGTTTGGCGTATTTCTATAAATTGTTTTTTTGTCGCGTCGTATGTTATGGCGGACAAACTATTTATAGTTGTTCTAACCGGTGTATTTTTCGATAAATTCAACATTGTACGATCAACAAAATATGTGTATCCCTCTATCGTCATCACTAGCATATCTAGGTCCGGTATATAGTGCATACCGATACCATTTTTTTGATAAGCGTCAACGAACGCCCGTGGGATCACTTTAACGTCTAGCGGGTTCACCAAATCATTGATGTTATAGCGATTTATTTGAATATCGTTATAGTAGCTTGTGCGCGATTCAATATAAACGTCTTGCCCCACAATAGCGAATAGGCTAAACAAATAGTTTGTGTATCTTCTAGATGTTTGGGACGTTCCCGGTATATTTTTTGGTGATCCGTTTTGGCCATAACAATATAAATAATCGCCGCTAGTTAGGTAAATATCCCCGTTTGGCGCTATCTCAAAACTGGAAAAACCGGAAGTAGTATTCAACAGCGCATAAACTTGCCCGTTTGTAATCGTCCGGGCTTGGATATTCAAGTCATAAACTAAAATAGCTACTTTATTCGTTTGTGCTTCTTTCCCCATAAAATACAATTTCCCGTTTTTTACTTTTGCTATTTGATAATCGAGAAACAAATACCCATTCGGCGCGGATATTTGAAGATTTTTTTTTCCTATAAGCCCCAAAGAAAAGTTCCTGTCATAATTGTCGTTCCAATAAACACTTTGAAAAGTTCCGTTTGCTGCATGTGTCGGCCAATCGTAAACTAAATGAATATGTTGAGGTTCTACAAAACTTTCTGCGGTGTTTAACGATCCCTGTTTAGTATCACTACCTGCATATGTGATATATCTGCCGGCATATCCAATAATGCGCCCCCGCATAATAATCTCGTTTTCTGGATCCTCCGGGCCGTCATAATCGGTTAAAACTAACCAACTCATAGGAAAAGCGCGGTCAGTAACCCATGACATATCTAAATTTTTAAATACTACATCATATTTCGCTAAATCATATAGCGGCCCTCTATATTGAATACTTGATCCGCTTGTCGTTACATATTCTGTAAGAAAAGCAAATAGCGCGGCTTGCCGTTGTAGTTCCTCCATGACTTTAGAAATAAAGTTTTCGCTTTTTACCCGCTCGATCAACTTCCCTGTTACTTCATCGAATAATTCAATAGTATGGACGCTCCTAACGTCTTTTAGGGGCTTTTCTTTAATTATTTCGATCGCTTCGCCGGTTATAAAATTTCGTTTTGTCGCTTTGCTTTGTCGGATCATTCCTCCATCCTCCTATCGCATCGTTGTGTTAATCGTTTCGTGCGTCTCAATGTCCGTGTAGCTTATACTGTGTTGCTGCTGTACTGCTGGCATGATCGGGTTTTCTTCGATGACAATGCTAACCGTTTGGCTCGTGCGGATCGTATAGGTTGCTTGGTTAAAGCTATAGATTTCCGCCACACTTGGTCGCGGCACTTCGGACGATATGCCGCCTAACAAGTTTTGTGCATATACAAACATTTGCAGGCCGTCTTGTGGTATGTCGATCGTGCCGGTACTTGTGAACATTTGGACCTCTAGCATACCGGTACCGCTTGGCATTTGTGCGATGATAAACGGCAGCCCTATACTGTGCCAGCCCGCCGGCATATACTGTTTTATCGGCGGTCCTATGTCGGTACCGTTCATCATTATTTTAACTGTAAGCGTTAGCGCTGTCTTTGCTTCACAAATTAACATTAAGCCAATTTGTGCATTAGTGCTGCCAAAATTCGTTATGCTTATTTGCAACGGAAAAAGTGGGCTTGTCCCTATCGTTTTTGCGGCCCCGGACGTCGCAAAAAGCAAATCGGGCTGCGCTGCTTGTACGTCGCTGCTAATACTGTCATTAGAAACGTCGCCTAATCCCGGTTCTAAAAATCCTAATTCTACCTCATTTCGCCACGGCTCTTGCGGGTAAACCTTCATTCGCAAAATCCGCGTGGTAACGTCTAAATTTAGGTCCTCATTGTATATCCTGACGTCATCGCCTAGATAAAAACGGTCCTCCTCTAGGCCGGTGATCGCGGATAAATCTAATACCGTTACTTGGTAGCTTATCCGTGGGAAAGCCATCTCTTTTAATAAGTCTTCTGCATACCGTTTCAAGTTACCCGGTAAAATAAAGCGTTCGTCCTCTAAAATGTACTCTTTCCGGTACTTTTGCCGCGCCTCCGATAAGCTGACGCCCTGCATAACGTACCAATCGTAATTTTCTACATAGTTTTTTCCGTCGTTCACTTCCGCAATCGTTAGGCCGTTTTTTCCGTATGGTATAATGACGGTCGCCTCCGGCGGCGTAATGGTCCGCTTTACGCTTTTTAGGTTTTTCCGGTATCTAAAGCCGGCGCCGCGATTGCTGCCGATCCGCTTTACTAGGTTAATGATTCGATTCATGCTATCCCATTGAATTTCTAGCCCTACAATCTTTGCTACCTGCCGCACAAGCCACAGCGCCGTTTTGCGACTTTCCTTGAGGCTGAGAATCTCATCTTCAAAACCTTCCTGGATGATCCCTACTTTCCAGCCGGTACCGTTCAAGATCTTTTCGAGCCCATCTCGCAATTCTTCTGCGTTGATTTCAATAGCAGGAAAAACCCTATTGAGCAACTCAACATACGCCAATTCCGCCGTAACCGCAAACGTAAACTCCCCGCTCTCCTCCATACCGTCCTCAATCTCCGTCACGATATAGCGCCGATTTTTATATACTAGTTGCCCATCGTATTGAATGAGCCTAGCTTTTGGATCGTTGAACGGCATTTCAAAATACAGCAGAGACTTATCGTTCAGAAAGTCGTCCGCATAAATATTTTTTGCGTTCTCAAGATATGCAACAAGCTTTCCATCGAGCCCATATACACGGATAATATCTCGATACACATTCGACGGACGCCCTAACACTTTGACCCCTGTAACATCTTCCCAAATGGATATACCAATGCTTTTGAGTACAGGAGTTACTTGGTCGTTATTCGTTTGTAGTGTCGCTTGGATCTTGAGGTTTTGAAAGTTTTGTATAGCATCCGGCAACGACTCCCCGTTAGTCACCTCGTACCATTCCACTCCGTCCATCGATACCTCTACGATCACGTCCGTGCCTATTGGCGCTTCATAGTCAATTATCACTCGGCTTCCCGTTACGTTTCGCACCATATCATTTGTAATCGTGGCAACCCACGTCCCGCTTGTTCGATACTTTGTCATCGTTGTATCTACACCAGTGATGGAAAGATTGTCAATATACGCTTGGTCATCATTGCTGCTTACGCTTCCATCTTTGCTATACTGCCATTTAAATGTATATGTCCCCGGTGTTAAATCTTTTGTAAAGTGTTTAAAACTTGTATTATTGCCGCTGTCTTTAAATTGTTCTACTCCGTTAATATAAAACCTTAAATAATCATAACCGCTTTCACTACTAACTAAATAGTCAAATTCAATACACCCGCCCTGTGGTAAATTAACGGTTATTTCCGTCGCGTTTGTTTGGCTGTCCCCTATATCTTTATTTGTGTAAGAATACAATCCTCCTGCCTTCCGCGCTGTCGTACGTTGCCAGTCCCCTGCAAACGCAAATTTCCGCTGTTCACCTTCAAAATCATCTATAATTGTACTAATTCCGCCAGTTTGATAGCTTTCAAGCATAAGACCGTTCGGACTTAAAACAAGGTTGTTGATCGTTCCTTGATTCCATTGCTGTCCTTGAAATAGTTTGTTTAATTCAGACACAATCACGTAAGATACTCCCCTCTCTCTCTAAAAATATAAAAAAGGGGCGTATACCTACGCTCCTTTATGTTGCACTGATGATTGTTACCCTGATTTTATCTGTCGTATTTTGAGCACAAAAGTATAATTCATTCCCATATTGTAAACGGAGTTGTTGCCCAGGAGCGACAGGGATGCCTTTCGTACTATCCACACCATTTTCACCGATGTAAACAGGCGCAGCGTTTGCCGCGTCAGCAGTAATAATATATTCCACAATCCGTCCTTGCACGGACGATAACGATATAATCAACTCGCTTACATTGGCGTTCGCCGCTGTTTTGATTGCTGATTTCATGTTTGTTGGCGACACTTTCGCTACTTGCAACACAACAGGTTGCACAATACTCACATTGACCGGCGTTGCACTATCTACACGAACAGTTGGGCTGTTGGCTATATCAACAGACCCGATTTTATTCGTTCCGGCCGGGATCGGTGCGGTCAAGACACTTTTAATTGCATCGCTTTGTAGCGCACTTGGTAGCTTCGCGATTAACGCTTTCAACAACCCAATGACTGTTTGCGCTGTAGCTGGATCTGTCGTCGATCCCAACGCTTCAATATCAGCATTCAACGCCTTCATGAACATGTGCCATTTCGCACCATCGTAATAGGATGATGTCAACTTATTGTCTAAATCCGTATTCAAACGTCCATTTTGTTGTGCCATGCGTTATCCTCCTTTATAGATATCGTTCTTGCCAAACAAGACGAATTCGAGCCCGTTGGCCGTTTGCACTGCTATATGCAAAAGTGTTTCCACCAGGGAAAAGCGCACCGAATTCGCCATCAACCATCGACAGAATATTATTTTCTGCAGTGTCATATGCGCCGGTTGTGACAATATCCCGTTCCATGCTTTTCGTTGCTAAAAAGCTCTCCGTGTTGATTTCGATTGCAGAGTTAGGGGTTAGAGCGCCGTTATACAACAGATATTTGTCGTTGATTGTGATTTTCGGGTTTTGAATCTCCCCATGCGCTGCTTCAATCACGAGCGACGGATAGGTCTCTGCCGTGCCGCCGTTTGAAATGTACTGCACACTATTGGAGTCCATTTCAAAGACAACTTGTTTGCTAAAAACAGAATACTTAAACGGTTCACAAAGAAATTCCACCGTAAAACGTCCAAAAGTTAAAAACTCTTCGAAATCCGGAGCTTTGTTGACTTTCGCCAGATAAAACACATCTGGCTCATCACTAAAAGACAACATATCTTTCTCGTTTGTTGACAACCAAGCACTTATACGCCGAGCTATTTCTATCCTTTCTGCTATTGTCCGCGTTTTTAAACAACAAGATACGCTAACCACTCGATCACCAAATGGTTGCGGGAAAAGGTATGATCCATGTCGTCCCGGGATTTGTTCATAGTGATCATGTATTTCCGGTAGTAGAGGCCGAGAAATGTTCGAAAGGCGCAAAGAAAAATCGCGACTAGCCATTCCTCCAAATAAAAAGTATGTCATCATCTCTCACCCCGGCTTCGTTTGCTCTGACGTTGTAAACTATATAATTCACGGCTAATACGAAGAATATCTTGATCACTTCGAACATTCATATTTTGAATAATAATCGTAGTGCTGTCTTCTCCGTTTTCAGACAACATACCGTTGGCGTTATTTGCACCACCAAAGCTTAGGATAGGTTGTGGTATTAACGAACCAGATACTAACTGCCCCAACCTTTCCCCAACTCCTGAAATTCTTTCAGCCAAGTCTAACATACTATTTTCTGCTAACTTCGAATCGGCTGTGATCCCGATGGCTAATCCTTCAGATAGATAACCACCGTATTCAGCAAATAACGTTGAAGGTGAATGAATGCCAAAAAAGTTTTTAATCTCGTCAGTGATTCCATTAGCAAAACCTATGATCTTATCTTTAATCCAACTAGCCATTGACTTAATTCCGTTCCACAATCCTTTTACAATGTCAGATCCAATGTTTTGAAACTTGTCAATCCATCCTTCCATTATTGACACGATTGAAGACCAGATGTTTGTAATCGTTGACTTAATTGAGTTCATTATTGAACCAACTGTATTCCAAGCAGCATTAAACCCGTTTGAAATAGCAGTTCGGATTGAGCTTACGATATTTGACACAACAGAATAAATTGTATTCCATACAGACTGAACAACAGATTTAATATTGTTCCAAATTACCGAAAAAGTTTCTTTTATGGAGTTAAGCCAGTTTATGAAAAATTCTTTCAAGCCATTCCAGATTGGTTCGGCAACAGACTTGATTGTATTCCAAACTGTCTGAAGAACTGTTTTTACTTCATTCCATATTGCTAAAAAATTGTCTTTTACTTGGTTAAGTAAAGATAGGAAGAACTCTTTTATTGCATTCCAAACTGTTATTGCAGTTTCTTTAATGTTGTTCCATACTTCAGATAAGACAATCACAATTGCTTGCCAAACTGTTTGGAATAACTCAAGAAATGCATATACAATTTCATCAAAATAGTCCCAAATTGGTGTCCAAATTGCAATCGCTGTCTCTTTAATCTTGTTCCATATATTTTTGAGAGTTTCAAGGATCGAGTTCCATAAATTACTGAAGAACTCAGCTATTGGGTTCCAAATTGAATAAGCTATTTCAATGATTGAAGTCCATAATGTACTAAAGAACTCTTTAATCCCATCCCAAATCGAGATAGCTGCTGATTTAATAGCCTCCCATGCCGATGACAAACCTGCCTTTATGCCTCCCCAAACAGACAAGGCAACTGATTTAATAGCTTCCCACGTTTTTAATAAATACTCCTTAATCTCGTCCCAATTTTTATACAAAAGAACACCAACGGCCACTAACCCAACAATGGCACCTGCTACAACCCAGACTGTTGCACTCATAGCAGCTAAACCGGTGACTAGTGGACCTATCAACATCCAAATGCTTGACCACGCTGCGAGCATGCCGTTAAATAGCCCGATACCGATCGCGAGTGGTGATAGTACTAAAGTTAATGCAGGAATAAGCATGAGGAAACCTTGTATGATTTTAGCCAATGTTGGATGGGCTTCATTGAATTTAATAATCATATCGGCAATCGCGCTGACAAAATCGTATACTTTTGTCATAACATCAGCGAAAACTTCAACCATCGGCTGAAATGCTTCTTTTAGTTTTGAAACCATTGTTTCGAATGATTTTTTATATTCTTCATTTGATTCCATGGCAGCCTTATGTAGTCCACCATAGACTATTACTCCTGTAGCCAGTGCAGCCAAAGCTACCATGCTGAAACGCATTAAGCCTTGATTGATCATTGTTTGCATGTTTAATAATTCTTTCATACTTGCATTCGGTCCGAGCATTTTAAGGGACAAAACAGCAGCATTACCATTATTAGCAATTTTGTTTAATGAATCAGCAACAGCTAGACCAGCTTTATTTACGTTATAGATAGGATTTGCCATTCGAGTATAGTTATCACTTATACGTTGCGCTTGTGTGGTCATGTTCATCATTTGCCCTGCTGTTTGGATCATTGACGCCATAGCAAGTTTATTTGCATTAATCATCGCGTCTGAAGCTTTTTTATATTCGGCTCCAAGTTGTTGGACTTGATCCATAAATTCTTGATTAGTTCCGGTATATGATCCCATACTTTGAGCAAGCGAATAATAGCCTTTTTCTACTTCTAACATTTGCTTTCGAAATGGTAATAAGGCTTTTTCATTTGCCAATTTCATCTCGTTGCCCATATTGCGTATTTCTCTTTTCAAAGCTCTTAATTCCTGCGTTACATTATTTCGATTGATCTGTGTATCTATTTCTATGCGGCCATCTGCTGTCACTTATCTCACCTGCCCTCTTAAAAGTACTTGCAAGCGTATCAAACACTTTATTGATTTTTGCTTGCATCTGCTCTTCGTTTTCCGGTTGATCAAGGGCATAAATCCGCTTCATCACAGCAATTTGTTTCCGGTATTCAGTATTGTACTTGTCAGGTTTCGGCATCGGCATTTTCCGTATGTTCACAACTTCCTTGAATTTTGATTTGTCATCAAGATGTTGCAACAATTGCAAAAACTTTTTCCAATGCAGTTTGCCGTGTTGTTCAAAGAGATCAATCCCATAAGCATGCAAAAAAGACGCATAGATTAACCCCGCGTCTTGTTCAAAGTCGAATATTTTCTTTTCTGCTACTTCACTTCTCCCCTCTAAATCTATGTCTAAAAACTCCTTCAAAATAAAAAAGAGCAAAGCCTTTTTCTCTTCTAAATCCACGTCCTTGACTAGCTCAAACTCTAAAACTAACATTTCAAGGGCTACTTCAATTTTCTCCACAACCAAGAACATTTCATCTGAAAACAATTCGAATACTCGTAAAACATTGTCAAAAGATAAATCTAAATGAATCGTTTTTCCTTTGTATTCAAAGCAATCGTCAAAGGTTGATGTAAGACGAAACCCACTCATCATTTTTTCTTCTTCACATATTTTTTACGTGCATCCTCTTTAATGGTATTCGTTCGTTCAGACATCACTTCACCAAGGAACAAAAGAAGTTCCATATAATTGACGGTTGAACGCCCCGACAGTTCAAATAATTCTTCAAATGTGCCTTCACCAAGCAGATTCTCAGTAACGATTTTCATGTTTTTACGTTGCTTGCTAATAATTGTTTGTTGCTCTTCATCTGAAAGACTTTCGATATCAAGATTATTCAATTCTTGTGCTTCCTGATAGAAACGTGAAAAATTCTTTTGATATTCCATGACTTTTTCGTCAGTAAAATCAATACGATATATTTTTCCTGCAATTTCTATTTCCTCATAACTCTTTCTGAATTCAAATTTTTTCATACTCGTCACTCTCCTATTTTTTCGGTAATAAAAAAGAGCCGCCGTTGCGACTCTCAAATATTAGGCATCTGGTGATGTATATGTTGGTTTCCCGTTAAAATGAATTTCGAAACTAAATTCACCTTTCGCCCCTGCATCACCGGAAGGTCCGGAAATGTTTGCAATTGTACATTCGCCTTCAAATATGCCGCCATCCGGTTCAGTCCAACGAAAAGGTACACGGCGACTTGCTCCTAAATCTAGCAATTTTCCGAAAATGAAATCTTGCGCTGCATCACCGTAATACCGGTGACCAGTAAAAGAGAGAACTAACTGAGCGCCTATAACATCCGTTTCACCATATCCATCGCCATCAAGGTACCGATCTTGCGCCAATTCTTCATTATTGTTAGGTTCAACATTTGTGATTCCTTTTGCAATCCGCGAATAAATAGGCTCTTGTGTTGTTGCGTCTATTCCCGTTTGAATTTCAAACTTATGAGCATTCATCAATTCAAACATTTCGTTATCACTCCTTTATACTTCAAGCTCACTTTGGAAGATTGCGGTGTAAATATACTCATTCTTGTCGGTTTTTTCTACAAAATTTGGCAATGTGGTACATTCACATTTGATAAAAGAAAAACTCCCATCGTAGCTTGTAATTGAGCCCTTCGGAAGTCCATCAAGCGCCTTAAAAACAGCTTGTATGGTGTTATATGCTTTTACATGACTGGTGTCTTTTACAAGCACCTGAAAGCTAAAATTCGTTATTTTTCCTTCGACATAACGACTATTTATACTGGAAGGTGTCTGCCGGATAGCAATAGAACTGGAATCCACGCTAAGAATAGGCGTTGTTATGGGCGCATTCAGTTCGATGTTTGCTGCCAAGTAATCTTTTACCCTTGCAAGAAAATCCAAGCAAACACCCCCTATCCTTTGTCGTAAGCATTCTGTGCCACCTGAACCCATTCGTTATACCATCTTGCTTTGGCTACTTCGAACCATAATCCTTGAGCATTTGGATTTACGTCTTTCGAAAAGTTGTATTGCGGATTGTAATAAAGCCGTCTGGCATACGGTGTATTCCAAACGATCTTGCCTTGACCAATTTGACTGTGAAGAAAGCTTGATTTCTCAAGATTTCCTGTATCTTTTGGAATGAAATAATTACTGTCTCTCAAGACTTGGTTATCTAAGGCATATTGTGCCTTATCAAGTCTCCTATCAATGTCAGATTGCAATTGATTTTGATTGATATTTACTTTTACATCCAGCTTAATCATTTAAATCAACCCAATCTCATAATGATGAAGTTTGAAAGCATAAATCGGACTGACTTTTTCAACTATCATTATTTTTCCTTCAAACGTCACTTTTGACTTTTCTTTGAATTCAAATGGACCGTTTGAAGATGAATTGACTACATCAAAAAATAAAACGGAGTGAAATACCTGTATCTCACCATTAGCATTTCTTGTAATGTTAGGATTTGATGTATTGGGTTGTATAAGGACGTTTGACAACGTTACGGGCGGTTTGAATCCATCCTCCATTTTGAATCCATCACCTTGAACGAATTCCTCATATGTGCATTGGTGAATTAAAACAGCTTTTGGGATAGGTCTAACCACCATGTGTATGCACCCCAGTATAAAGCAAACCGCTGTATTTGAGATAATCATATACAGCTGGGCTAATTCGACTATTTCCGCCGTTACCGGTAGAATAGCTGAAATTGCCGACAGAGACATTGTTTAAATTGCCGTTATCATGAATGACGGACTCTCCATTTTCAAAAAGAAATTCCACTTGTGCGCATGTCGCTTTTTTCACCATATCTTGCAGCACTTGTGCTAATCTATCAAACTCAATATTTTTTAAAACATATTGAGTAATTTGATCGATCATGTCGCTAGCACGTTCAGCAAGTCTATTGAATTCATTATCATCGGCAATCGGCGCACCTTTGTAAACATTGTCATAAAAGTCTTTATCAATATAAGACATTAGAAAAGCACCCCCTATTTAGAAGGTGCTTTGGTTGCTTTCTTCGGCTTTAAATCATCTTCCGTTACTTCTTCATAACCAGCCGCCTTTAATTCTTTTATTTTAGCCTCATTATTTTCTCGCAAAATTACATTTTCTTTTCGCAAAATAGCCATTCATAATACCTCCTATCAAGCTTTTGCGGTAGTTCCATGAGATACTACCACTCCATCAGCTTTGTTTTTGAGCACAAATAAATCGTGATATAGACGGTTTTGGTACAAGTAACCATCACCTTGAGTGTGTTCTCCCGGTTGGAATAGATATACAGAATTTAATTTTGCTTTTGCGATGACTGCACCACGATAAACAATAATCCAGTTCAAAGCATAAGAACCGGTTGCCGCAACGAATCCATCAGTAAAATCGAAAGAAGTGTGGAAACGATCAACGTCAAAGACTTCAATGAGACGTACACCATCAAGAGATGTAACACGAGTTTCAATGGTTGTACCTGCATTGTCAAGACTAATTTGCCCTTTGCCTGCTTTATATTGTTCGATTGTGTCCATAACATCAGTAGAAACATATGCAGTAAGATTAGCTGTACCGTATTTGCGGACTTTTTTAATGTCACGTTTCAGCTTTGTTACAACATCATCAGGAGTAATAGCTTCACCAGTTGCATTTCCTTTTTCAATTGCTTTTGTTGCTAATTTAGAGAAACGATAAGCGTCAATCTCTGGACCTGCTTTTTCAGTTAAGAAAACCCTTGTAATGTTGGCAGCACTTGCAGCTTGATTGGATTCATCTACATCCATTTGGTCAACAAAGAATTCAATATCGCGGTCAAATCCAAGCGTATATGGTTCCCAGTTTACATCAACCGTGCCGCGATTAAATCCACCGTTCCGGCTATGATTTTTATAACCAGACACAGATAAAGTCGGAACATGGAAAGTTCTTGCGCCCATCCAGTTGACATTTTGTGTTTCCAAAACGTTTGTTAATGTAGCTTGTTTAATCACTTGATCTAATTCAGCTTGATAACGTTCAGCGTAGTTAATTGCCATAATTTACTCATCCTCCTAAAATATTATTTTTTGCCTAGTAAAACAGCAGCAAAGTCATCCAGTTTTCCAGGTTTTTGATGTTGCCCAGTAGTAAATGATGGCTTTTGTTCTTGTTGCTGTTCTTGCTGACCTTTAAAGAGCGGATATTTCTCAAGCACTTTTTGAATAGCTGCATCCATATCCACATCATCATTGACTAGTTTTTTTGCTAATACAACAACATCCTCAACCGAATCAGCATTTACTCCGGCTTTTAGTGCTGATAGTTGAGCTTTCAGCGTTGCGTTTTCTTCGGCAAGAGTATCCTTTTCCTGCTCCAAAGCTTGCAATCGTTCGGCTTGCTTTTCAGCTTCGGTTTTCTGTGATTCTTGCCACTCTCGGAATTTTTGAAGGCCTTCTTTTGCGTTCTTGAAGTCATCAATGCCAAGCTGTTTTAAAAGCTTTTCCTGTGCTTTTTTGGATTCTTTAGCAATCAAATTGTTAACATCTTCTTGCGTAAATGTTTTTGCTGGCTGTTGCTCTTGTTGTTCTGTTTGTTCCCCCCCAGCAGGTTGTTGTTCCGGTTGCTGGTCACCGGTTTGTCCGCCTTCTTCGGCGAAAAATTGTAAATCTAATGGTAAAAATCTATTTTTAATCATATAAAACCCTCCATTACGGATAATTTCCTTGTGTTTTATTTAACGTCCACTACACATAAACGGACAAAATAAAAAAGAACCTACCCAAAATATTGAGGTTCTTTCGGCTTTTTCAATTCATTCACTTCTTGCTGCAGCTTTACTAGATGATTGATCATATTGTTTATAATCTGCTCTTGCTCTTCCACTTTCTTTTTCAGCTCTTCAAATTCTTTTTTGGAAATAAGCAACTATATTTCAACTCCTCGCCATAAAAAAGGCCCCATCATTTTCAAATTGACATGGGCCTTTTAAATTAATATGATTTCTTTTATTTGATTTAAATGAAATTCAAAACGATAACCAATTGCATCTTCTGGTTTTAAATCTACGGTTTCAATAAGATTGTCTTCATCATCAAGTTCAACGATATAATTGGTTAGAAAACCATTATATTGTTGACCTGTTTCATCGATAAGCGTTACCATTTTATCTAAAAAAAGCGTTATCTCTTCCCTGTTCATCCAATCACCCCTTAGAAGGAAAAATATGAACACCTGTTTTGGAGTAGCGGATATCAAACTTACTGGTCAAAATATGATTCCCATCTTTATCTACATAATAACCTATATTCTTATCATTTTGTATAATCGTTTCTTTATTTTGAAACTTAAATTTACTTATTTTCAAATCACCTGTACCAGCATATTTATTTACCAATTCTTGTGCTTCCTCTTGGCTAATCGTTAAATAACTAGGACCATGTAATCCTTTTTTAGACAATTTGTGTTTGTACGCTTCATATGCTGGGTTACCAATCATGTGGCGCGCTTGTTTTTCAGGATTAATTTTTGTGGAAATTTCGCCATTGGCAATTTTATTTTTGATGTTTTGTTTTATTTTTTCAATCTTTTTATTGTATTCACCTTGTATTTCTTTCTTCGTTAAAGATGATATTTGTTCACGTCTATAATTTCTAGTACGACCAGTAGAAGAAATAAATTCACGCATATTCCTTTGTTTATCTCTGACTTTTTTCTTAGCAGCATCTATTCCCTCTTGATCGCCTAGTGCTTCCATCATGGATAGTTCTCTTTTTGCCTTACGAATATCGCGTTCTAGCTTTCGCTGTTTCTGAGAAAGTTCATAGGATTTACGGCTTTCTTTAACATCATATGGAAAAAACCTTTGCTTGCTCACTCTCTCGATAAATGGATAGAGAACATGCCGACAGTTGATCCCGCCGATTCCCTCGATTGTTCCATATCCCGTCTCGCTTAGTGGAGGATATTTCGGATGCCTGCCGCTTATAGAATAAATTCTCCCTTGATACGGTACATGAGATGGACGAGAATCAGCATGACTGGATACTTCCACCAAGTCCACACCATATTCTTGAAACCGCGTCATTTGCATTTCATTGGCAACGTTTGAAACAGTGGAACGCACAACCATATTCATGTATGCCTCGGTACTCCATTGCCTGCCTGCTTTATCTACTAATGCAGGAATACCTTTATTTGCCCATTGTTTAGCTGCATCTGACATGGCCTGAAATGGGGTTTGAACACCTGCTAATACCTTACCTATCGTTTGGTTCACAATGTCTAAATAGACCTGTTGTGATTGTTGCAGCAAGGTTGTATTGACAAGGTTAAATATGTTTTTTGCTTGTGCTTGATAGGCAAGCAAAATATTTTCCAATGCCGCGCTTTGCTCAATGGTTGGCGGCTGAATGAGTAACCCCATTTGGACAGCTTCTTGCAATGTTCCTTCAAATTCTCCGACGGCTGTGTATCCTGCTTTTTCAAGCGCCTTTGATACTTCATTAATAGCCATTCCAGAATGTTTGGCAATCGTAATGATATTTTCTTGGGTAAGACTACCTAACATGCTTAATTGCTCTGTTTGCCATGCTAATATGTCATCTTCCGTTAGTAACGTCTGGTGTTGTCTCAAGCGTTTAGCGATGTTCATAAGAAGTTGCTCTTCAATCGCAAGAAAAACCTCAACTATAGGCGTAGCTAATTGTTGTTGTTTCAGTGGATCCATTCTTAGTCTCCACCTTGCCTATTCATTCCAAAAAAATCAATCGCTTCGGCTGTTGCAGTCTGCTGTTCTTCTCTTATTTCTTGAAGCAATTTCAGTGCTTCTTCTTCCGTTAACTTATGAATTTTCATGATCGCACGTTTCTTGCTTGTTAATCCATTGGAAACAAGCTGAATTTGTTTGTTTATTTCGGCTCCTTGATCTTCAACAATACTGTCATCAAAAGCCACAGATACCTCATATTCATTTGGTCCGTTGTACAGACCATACAATTGAGCAACAGCAATAATAGAATCAATAATCTCTTTAATTCCTTCTTCAATTATAATCTCGTGAGATTTCTTGTTTTTGAAAGTCTTTGAGTTTTCACTTACAACTTCGGTTGCTGTCTTTACGGCTTGGCCATCAAAACTAAAAGTACCAGTTGAAAATCCGGTCTGCATAGCAAATAGATTGAGCAATGCATTTATAGCTGAAATATGCTCCTCCACTCGCAATTCAACGGAAATGTCTTTAATTTCGTCCTTGTCCATATTTCCACTATTAAAAGCTTCGTATGTTTCATCTGATGAATCAAAGTAACGATACATTTCACCTGTTTGCGGGTTAACGACCGTTTTAACCATGTGCGCTGGGACAACAATCCTTTTCTTCCCTAGTCTAAATTCCCGGTTGAAAGAATCAAAAGCCGTATCCAGCGCCTTCATGGTATCAAGAGCATTGGCATAAATACTGATACCCAACGGGCTTTGAGTGTCGATATTATTCGCTGTGTTTGGTTTAATATAGGTAAAAATAGATTTTTTTAACCCTGAAATTCTGGTTTCTTCTTGTACACCATATAATTGTGCAAGAATGCTCAACGGAACCCTTACGCCCAAATCAGAGCCGTTTGATTCATATAACTCATTGCGAACGACATAAACATTCCCTTCCCAAGTATGCCATTCTAAATGTGTATAAGTTTTGTTCCCTTTTATATATTCAGATATGAAAACTCCTTCTAAAATTGTGTCATTATGCCAACTGATTGGGATAAAACAATCAGCCGTCACTAATGACAGCATGACTTTTTCGTCTTTTACATACGGCTTGATAACAGCGCCGCCATAAGCAAACATATACTCGATATAGTCTTGAAACTCTTTGTAAAACTTGTTATCTTCGAAAACTTCATCGATGAAATCAGATAAATTTTCATCGGATATACTAATCTCGCACTTTTCGTTGAACACCAACCCAGCCATTTCAGAAGATACGATTTTCGCCATTTGCAGCGTGTCCATTTTGCGAGTTTTCCATCCGTCAATGGTTTTATATCTTAGTTTATGAAAAGGCTCGTAATATCCCTTATAGAGGGCTTTCCAAACGTCTATTTGTTGGTACATTTCTTCACTGATATTGACATCTTTCAACTCATTCAAATTCTGAATTCCTTTCAAGATCCCCACCCTATATAGCCACCTCCTTGTTTTCATAATGAGGCTTTGAAACATTTGTCCTCACCGCCTTAATATTTCAACCCAAGTTTTTGAAGATTGTCATTAATGTAATATTGAAACGCGTCACACGTATGGTCATTTTCTTTAATGACCTTCGGATCATCGCTTTGTAATGTTTCGGGATCCCATTGATACCTTTTATGTTCTTCAATAAAAATTTCATTGTTTTTGGTATTCAAATAAAAAAACCTGCCCTGTGCGAGCAAGTCATAAACATTCTCAATCATGTCCACTTTTTTCTTCTTAGCGATTGGATGAAGTCGAATGGAGTAATCTTTGAACACCTGATTTCTTAAAGCACCCTCTGCGCTGTCAATCGTTTGCATATCGATGGGCTTTTTATAAGTTTCTTGTATGTTTTTATACCAATCGTAATAATCCTTTGATAATTCACTAGGAGCCTTTTTAATAACTTTGTTTTCCGGTGAATAATACCATGTATCTAAAAGAATGACTTTTTGTTTCTTAGTTAAAGCAACAGCTAAATATGTCGTCGCTGATACTTGATGCCCAGTATCTATGGCAGTATCGATAAGCAATATATCATCATCGTCCGGCAATTTGTCGATTCCGTGAAAATGGTTCATGTTATAAACCATGTCACCAAGACCGATGACTTCGCCGTTATACATCCAACGCCAATAGTCATAATCATTTTCTTTATACTGCTCGATTTTTCGCAAAAGCTGATTTGATAGGAAACCTTTTTCATCGTCCAAATATGTGGAATGATGAATAAAATAATCCGGGTCATTCCGTTTGCTCTCAACCCACTCGTTAACCCACTCGTAAGGATTACGAGGCGGGTTGTAGGAGTAATAAACTTTTACCTCTTTGTCACCTAAATCTTGACGAATGAAGGTATCTGATACAATATCAATATCCTCGACCCCGTCAAACTCCGCTAACTCTTCAAACCATAACGCCATCACGTAGCCTTTCGCGATCTTCGCTGACTTGATTTTCATCGGATCATCACAGCCGTAAAAATAAAAGGCTGTATTCGTCCGTTTATGTCGGATGATGAGCGGCGATTTACCAAAATAAAACTCGTTTTCGAGTTTCAACATGTAAATAGCCCATTTGATTTGTTCGTATACTGATGTAGAAAGGTACTTAGCGACTTTTCTCAGAATAACCACATTGCCACTTGGATCGGCGATAAAGTCCGTGACCAATTTCAACGATATAACCGATGATTTCATTGACGAGCGGCCACCTTTTAAGATGGAATTAGGCTTCTCGTTGAGCCAAAAGCTATAGAATATTGGATTAATAAGGTCAGTTATCTTTATTACGTTCATCAAGAACCGACCTCATTTCATCTAAATCATTGACAATGATAACTTTTTGATTCGTCCCACTTTCTTGGGCAATCTCCTTAATTTCAGCTTTTGTTTTCTCTATATTCAACTTCATGTGTTCCAGCTTCAAGCGGCGCTCATCATCTTCATGAGCTAATTCATTGAACTGCTTAATCAGCCCCCGCAACTCACTCATGGCTCTTGACTGTGCATTCAAGAAGGTAGCATGACGGTCCCAAGCGAATTGGAATTCGTATTCTCGTTCGACATAAGTCGGCACCGTGATAGCCTCTCCATCTTCTTTTTCGCCAGTCACTTCTACTTCGGTTTTCTCTTTTTTGAGCTCTTTTATCATTTCATTCTTGTCTTGAACGAACATAATTTTCTGCGCTCGTATAATCGCAGCGTATTGAATCATGATCTGATCCCAAATAAGATCAGTAGGACTTTTCTCTTCCAACATCCCCATGATTTCAAGTGTTTCTTGCGGGATGTATTTCGAGAAGAAGCCGTGCTTCAATGCGTTCTGGTTGCCTTTTGGAGCCGCACCACCTTTATTTCCCTTTGCATTTATATTTCCTATAGGTGCGCCCCTTTTATTTTTTGTGTGCACACCTTTTTCTTTGTGCGCACCCTTTTCACGCGTCCAACCGTAACGCTTTTTCCATGACTTGACCGTATTTAAAGACACACCATATTTTTCAGCAATGTCCTTATATTTCATGCCTTTGACATAATCTTTTTCAGCCTGAATATGCTTTTCCGCCACTTGCTACATCACCTGCCACCTCCGACTATTTGTGTTTGTTTTGGAGCAAAAGAAAAAACGCCAACAATGGCGTTTAACTTACATACTTTTCTGGGCCCACGCAGTATAGATAGTTTCATGTTCAATAATATGTTCTTCTTTTCCGTCGATGAACACGTGTTTTCTAGTATTGTCAACTTCTGATTGAATGAATTTCACTTTTTCATTTGCAGGAGTATAGTATTCCGCTTGGATTTCTTTTACCCATGGTTGATACTGTCCCAGTTTTGAAGAACACAACGGTATCAATATTTCCTCGTCTTTTTCGAAAAAATCTACCCAAGCCTCAATAGTATCGGTATTACTAAAGTTTTTATCACTTCCGACAATAATCTTAAATTTACAGTTTATAATAACATCAGAACCACCAAATCTAATTACTGAATAATAGGAAGTTTCCTTATCGGTAGCAAGTAAATTTTTATAAGAGTCGGTTAATAGTATTCGACGTTTTTCTTTTCTCCCCCATTTGTCATCATCTTTAAAATTAAAAACAATAGTAGATGCAGAAAAAAATGATCTATGTTCTCTTTTTATTCTCTCTCTTTCATTTCTTGTTTGTTCTCTAGCAACTTTTAATGCGACTATTCCTCCAATAATTCCTCCAGAGTAATTGGAAAGAAAGCCCAGCCAATCACTGGAATCTCCTTGCAGAAACGGTGCTTTCCAAGTCATTAAAAAATAATTAATCGCAATAGGTACTGCAACAACCAACACTATGCTTTTCCAATTATTTTTAATAATTGATAACATAATTAATCCCCCTTTTTGATTATTAATTTACTATTATTAAATCAAAAAAGAGAATTATCAATATTTTAAAACACCACCAAAAGGTGGCGCTTAATAGAAATTAGGGTACTTAAATTAATAATTTTCATTTTTAACCCATACCGCTTCTTCATCATCTTCTTGGTAAAAAGGCAAAAGTTGCGCCTTTGCTCCATTAATCGCCTGTTCTATTGAATGATACCCATTATATATGGGCCTGCTTGTTGCGATCCTTTATAGTAGTGGCTCGTTTCGTAATAATATTTACCATCAAGGCCCTGTGTTACACGGATTTTGACGGGCTGGAACCCTATCCATACTTTCCATTCGCCGCATAACTCATAAGCTTCATCAATAACCCTGTGATTTTCGAAAAGGTGTTTATATTTCACCCTCCTTTCGCCCTACTCAATACGACAAAAAAAACGCCACCCCGATCGGAGTGACGTCCTGCTTCAACAAAATCTCTCACTTATGATTGACTGGTAGAACTACTCTAAATATTTAAGTGACAATTTTAAGTGATTTTCTATTTTTCCATCCTTAAAAATAATTTCTGGAGACTTAAATTTAATTTTATTATTTTCAATATCATAACCAATAATTTCAAAATGCCCTTTCGCATTTGCATTTTCAGGAAAATCTAATAGAACTACTAATGACTCATGCCTTCCTTCGGTATCATTTCCAACTCTACCATTAAAAAAATCCGCTCTTATATTACCTTCTCCGATCCAATTCACTTCTTTAGTTACAAAGTATGCAAAACCTTCATTTACAATATCAAATATATATCGAGTCGGACTATTCTTGCTAAAAAAGTTAATTTTAAAAATTGGTCTATACCTCATTTTTCTTTCTTCATTGGCTACTTGAAATTGCTTTTTTTGTTGGACAACAGTAACATATGACGCTATTGCTGCAAACATTGCTATCATTACTGAAGCTAACTGTATCCAATCTGATGGTTCTAAGCATTTCCAAACCCCCTCACAAGCTTCTTTTATTGTGATTTCGTACTTCAAAATTCTTCCCCCTCATCAAACCTAATACATTTTACTTTTCTTTGATGTGCTATAATTTTTGTTTCATTATATCAATTTCTAGTCTCATTGTACTAGAATTAATTGGTAACTAACTTAGTCCCACAAAAATTTGTCTTCCCAACTGTACATTTTCCTTACCTCATGGATAACTTATCCACTATGAAGAGGGGGGGAACCATCCTTCACACACCGAGGAAAAAGGCAGACCACGATATGTTTCTGTTGCCATGATGCCCATTCACACCCTTTGCATTTGTGCTTCTCATACGCTTCATCCTGCTTTTTCAATAATTCAATACCTCCATAATTCATGAACTCAATATTTCAATAATTTTATAAATTGTTATAATATTTCTAGAAAGGATATTTCTAGAAAGGAGTGTTTAGCGTGCCTAAAAAGAAAACTTCTGCCAAAAAGACAGAAGCAAAAGAGACGATTTCCATTAACATATCGAAAACTGTGATAGATGCTTTAGACGATTATCAATTCACCAATCGTATCCGTAGCCGTTCCCAAGCTGCTGAACAACTCTTGGCTTCGGCTTTGTTGCTGAATGATTTGTTAATCAAAAATGATCCGGATAAAGACAAAATACATAATCAAGTCCATTGGACCAAAATGGAGCTGAACAGAATTTTATTTCATTTAGACAGGAAGGAATATGACAAAGTCAATCATGTTCTCGATTTCCTCACGAAACGGATTGAATATCTAGAACAAGAGCTGAAAATCATGATTCAACGTAAGGATAGTTGATATTTACCTCTATCCCTTAGTGAACAGCGCTAATGTCTTTCTCACTTATTAGTGGCATTTGTACGACAAAAAATAAAACAAAAATCTCTTTACACGTGTTATTTATACGTGTTATAATAAAAATGTGGAAAGGGGGAATAAACATTTCATCAAAAGAATTGATTAAATTACTAAAAAAAGACGGATGGTACTTACATAGAATAGTCGGCAGCCATCACCACTTCAAACATCCAACGAAAAAAGGAACGGTGACCGTTCCCCATCCACGCAAAGATTTAAAACCCGGAACATTACACTCAATACTAAAGCAGGCAGGGCTGAAGTAGCCCTCCTGCGAAAGGAGGTTTTTTCTATTGGCTAAATATTATTTTCCAGCGATTTTCGACCCTGGCACTGACGGAAGTGAAGGGTATACCGTTACTTTCCCTGACCTTTCGGGATGCATCACAGAAGGCGAAACATTAGAAGAAGCATTTCGCATGGCAAAAGACGCTTTGGAAGGTTATCTATATGGAATGGAAGAAGATAACGAATCCATCCCTTCCCCTTCCAATCCGAAAGATATTGAATTGCCAAAAGGCGCATTTGTTTCTGTCATCGAGGCAAGAACCGACTACATTCGCGAAGAGATGGCCAATAAAGCCATTAAGAAAACGTTAACGATTCCGAAATGGCTAAACGATGCCGCAGAAGCCGAAGGAATCAATTTTTCACAGTTGTTGCAATTTGCGATTAAAGAGCGTCTAGGAATCAACATTCGGAACGATTTTGATTTCAAACGATGAAAGCAAAAGCCTCTTCAGCTACACATGCAGAAGAGGCTTTCTTTTATGCGCTTTTTAATTTTCTTTTCAGCTCTTTGGATCATGGTTTGAACGCTACTGGATGATATACAAAGATAATTGGCAATTTCGCTATATGTGAGGCAATATCCTCGCGACATCAGGTATACCTCACGTTCTCGGTCTGTCAGCACAGATAAAGCATCCTCAATACGCTCCCGATCCCAACTCGTAATGACATCTTCTTTTTCGTGATCGTCCCATTCATAAACTGGTTCACTTGAACGGAAAAATTTTTGCATTAACAATGGATCAAACGATCGTTCACGTTGATAAGCAGCACGTCGTTCAATACCGCGACGGTTCCCAGGCTGTCTCCCTGTTTCCATCCATTCAATAGCAAATTCTAAATCAGAGATCATTCCAGCAATCACTTTTTTATCCTCAACAGTGGCACTTCTGTACATTTTCTTTGCCACCTTTAATGACTCTTTGTACTGCTGGATCAGATTATTCATGAAAATGACCTCCTTACAAATAAAAAAGGACACCAATCATACAGAAATAGCCATGCTATTCTGTATAATCAGTGTCCTCACGCTCTCGGTCTTGGACATATTTGGTTCTATTCCCATTATATCAAGCTGTTTAAATTCTGTCTTTCAACATAATAGGATGGGAATTTTTACCCATTAACAAAACCAAGATTACTCATTAAATAGGTATTATTATCCATTTACTACAAATGTAATCATTTATAAAATTTAACTTGTAAAAAATTGAAGGGAAGGTTTAAAAATGAAATTAAAAAAGGTTAAGATTCTCATCGCATTAATTATTAGTTTTTGTTTTGCTAGCATGGTAAATCCTGCGGAAGCAGCTTATCTCGTCAGTATGACACAAAATGGAAACAAATATATCTACTCTAATAATCCCGAATCTATTCAAGGGACAATGGTAAGTTCTTCTCCATACGGAAAATATACTATTGATCAACCTCTCCAAAGTTCAACAACCTATGTAGCAGAATTTTATCACCACAATTATACTGGAGATTCTTTGCGTGTAGGAATTGCTATTAAGAACAATAACAGCTATACAGCAAATGTAAGAGTTCAAAATAAGGCAATTTTAGCTGGTCAATATACTTTGGAAACCTCTACATCTGTTCTTAGAGATTTTGGGAATAGCACAAACGATCAAACAATTTCCATTCCTGCTAACAGTACTGTAACAATACTTTACACAGATGTACCAACTCAATACATTGTGAATGGGAAAGTAAAATTTACTCCTCAAGCAGGGAATATGAATGCGCGTGTATTCTTTATTTCAACAAGCAAATACAATGTAAATAATATTTTTAGTTTGCCAAGAGCAACATCTACAAACAGTTCAATGACTACCGCTTTCTTTAACTATGATACGCGTACTGTCAATGTAAACGCGTCTACTACTCCTAGTTTCTATCTATCAGCATATCAAGACAACCCCGGAGAATACGAAACGGGTACAAATGTTTTAGGTAGCTCTAAGTTATTAGGAAACTATGGAATTGTTTATGATGTTTATTTAAGTAACGCAGCCGGAAAACGAATTAAAATTACACCGAACTTAGCTTCCCAAGGTGCTACTCAAGCGCAAATTGTATTATGGACAGCTTCTAACTCTTGGTATAGAACAACTTATGTGAATCGTTCTAGCTCCCAGCCATATTGGTTAATGTCTGTACCTAGCGATGGCCATTTTAAATTTACCCTTCCTGGTGGAAACTTCGGAAACGTTCTATTCGAAATAATCAACTAATATAGTATTAAAACAAAGCCTGCCAGCAATAACTGTTGGCAGGTTTTGTTTTTCTAATAGTACCTCCTTAATGAATAACACCAAACAAACGGCTTATCCCGCTCATTTAGTGTCCTCGGTTCTTCCGTAGGACTTAATCATTATTTTGAAGTAAAAGCTTGCTTTCATTAAGAATTTAGTAGATAATCAAGTTTAATTTATTAAAAAGCAGGTGATACATTGGGTAATGATGCGAATTTGATGTCAAAAATATACGATTTAAGAATGATGATGATTCAGCATGGAATTAACAAAGGCTTATCTGACCCAGAAACTATCAAATATAGTCAATTGCTTGACCAATTAATTTTACAAGCACAATTAAACAACGACTTCTAATTACTAATATTAAATTCTCACTCTTAATCACATCTAGCACTTTCCCATCTTTCTAAATTACTGTATATTCGCCGTATCCCGTTTGAGGAGCTTCTATTTTAGTAATTCTTCCGTCTTTCACTACATACAACGAGTTTTCCATAAGAGAAATTTCTACAGTCACTTTATCATTATTTACGTTCATCAGAATCTCTCCCATTAGTATAATTTAATTAGATTACGGAGATCATAGTATTAGAACAAGGCCGCATCGAATGTTCTACCTCCGCAGGACAGCCTTGTTCTTTTTTCGTTTTATCGTCGTACTGTTCATTAAGAAGTAATTCTCATGATCGCTTTAAATATCGGATAGATTTGCTGAGGTACTACTGCATTTCCTAATGCTTTAAGTCGGTCCACCCGATTGGGAATCCCATGAGCCACTCGACCCACGTTGGGTTCAGTTGCCCAGGTTGCTCCTGTCGGATTGCATCCGGCAAACTGTTGGTTGCGTTTCTCTCCTTCTCTGCCAACTTCTCCGGCGTTCGCGCCCCTTTCCAATCTCTTGCTGTAGGGGTTGGGTATAATTTCACTGCTGTTGCTAATCCGTTCCCCGAATTTTTTGATGCGCCTTTCCTGTTGTAATTCCCATGAACTGTAGGAGTAGGCCACAACGAAGGTTCTGTCTCTTCTATGTTTGGCATCAACGGCACAAGCCGGAATAATAAACGTTTGTGTTTCGTAACCTTCACTTTCCAGGTCAACAAGCGTTCGTTCGAGTTCCATATTGGCGAAGTTAGCAACATTTTCACCAACAACCCAAGTGGGCTTGAGTTCTTGTAGAATTCTAAACATTTCCGGCCAGAGGTCACGGTCATCTTCCTTGCCTCTTCGCTTCCCGGCAATACTGTAAGGCTGACAAGGGAATCCTCCGGAAATAATGTCAACTGTTCCACCTGGTTCAATGACCCCCCCCTCCTCTAAAATTTGCCTATTAAGCTTACAGACATCATCGAAAATCGGAACATTAGGCCAATGTTTCTTCAATACCTTTTGACAAAATGGATCCTTTTCACAAAAAGCAATCGTTTCAATTCCTGCCCATTTGGCTGCCAGGGCAATTCCTCCGATGCCCGCAAACAATTCAATACTTTTCATGTTCTCTCGCCTTTCTTACTACGCTTTATGTGGCCACTTCACTACGTCATATACGAACCGCAATTTTCACTTCAAAACAACTCGCTTTCCTCGAATTTGATTCTTGCTGTTTTTCCCTTTGCTGTTTCAATGATCGTAAAACCGTGTTCGACGGCTTCCGCTATCTTTGCTTTCCCTTGCACACCGTCAATCACAACGACAAGCACTTTTCCTGGAACAACCGGATGCGAGACTGTCATGTTATCTATATCAATCTGCAATTCTTGCGCTCTTTTACTCACCGGAATCCCTCCGCTATGTTATAATGTTAGTAGGCTGTCGGGAGAAATCCCGGCTTTTTATTTATCTGTTTGATAACTGACTATATTCAAAGTCAATTTTTAATAGGTCGTTTGTTCGAATACAATAGCGACAGCTATTTTCCACGCTACAATTCCCCGCAAATACTTCATACACTTCCGAAGTACAACCGCAATTCTGGCACATTTGCGCTGGATAAAATCCTAGAACAACCTTCTGGCAGCATGCACATTTGGAATCATAGCAGTTTGTTTCTTTATTCCAGTACGGCAACATACACGATCCGCAGTCTGTGCACCAATGGTCGTTTTTTGAGATTCGAGCAAAGGTATAAAAAGGCACGTATTGATCTTGATCTTCAGTAATAAAATCAAAGATCGTCATCTGTTGGGCCATCATCTTCCTATCCCTCGTTTCTTGCGATTCTGCGACCAGCGCCAGTCAATGAGCCGGCGATTGTCATGATCGTACTGCTTTGGCCGTGGCCGATTCCGATAGGCTTCCAACTCCTCGGGTGTCAAATAGCTGATGGTCACCGAACCGTTTAATGATTTTTGTTTCATATGTTTTCCCTCCTAATCGGCGTTTTATTTCGTCGCGCGCCCGCCGCTTATAGCAAGCAGGGCATTGTTCATAGTGAATGATGACGTACAGCTGTTTGAACGTTGCCTTTGACCAATCCACGACGCTCCTCCCTTTCCAATCGCTCGTATTCCTGCTGAATTTCCTCAAGGGTCAACTTGGAGAGCAATCGGCCATCGCTTGTCGCAAAAATGCCTCTTCTCCGCAGTCGCTGCATAAGTACATGTTTTAGCAACAGCACTACACTTCCTCCCCCTCTATCTGTGCTTTCTGGAAAAACGAATCAAGCTTTGCTGGCGAATATGATTTTCCATTAATCTCCACCGACACAAGCCGCTCTCTCGTAATCTCATATCGCTCCAATATCTCAATCAAAGCCGCTTCGGATTGAATGCTTCCGGTAAATCCGACGATTCGCCCAACATCGTTTCGATACTCCAAACGGATCCATAATGGGTAGCCCATCAACATCACCCGTCAGGATTGTTTTTATATTTTTTTAGCCGTTCTTCTAGCTCACGCCGCTTGCGTTCCAACTCTTCTTCACTAGGTTGCTTTTCGTCTTCATGTTGTGAGTAGTCGGGATTGAGCCAATCCGGGATCATTTCCGTGCGAGTCCGCTTTCTCGATCCGTTAGAGCCATTGCGTTTTTTCGCTTGCTGCTCTTTGAACGCCAATTGTGCCGCGCGCACTTGCTCGACAGTTTTGTATCCCTTTTCGGACCAATCGCGCAAAATCGTTTCAACGTAACCCCACGTTTTAGCGCCGTTCTCCACCGCAATTTTCATCGCTTCTAAAACTAGCGCCTCGGATGTGTCATCGATCCAAGTTGATATTCTTTCGCTTATGTAACTACCGATAGCGCCGAAGCCGTTTTGTTCAAAAAAGGCAAATGGATTCATAGATTGGCGCACGCGCACGTCTTCTTCTACTTCTTTTTCCATATCTGTAGTAATCTCTGTAGTATTCTCTGGTATTGGTCTGTTCAAATTGAGCAGCTCGTCTGTGCAATTTGAACAGATGGACTGTTCATTTTGAGTAGATGGACTGTCATTTTCGTCAGTCGACTGCTCATTTTGAACAGTCGAAGTATCAACTTGAGTAGTCGATTGTTCCTCTTGAAGTTGCTGCAGTTTTTCGTAGTTGATTCGATACCACTTTGTTTTATCAATTTTAGACCGATTAAAATTCCCGGTAATAATTAGCCCTTGCTTCTCTAATTTTGTGATAATACGGCGGATTGTGCTCTCCGACCAGAAAGGAAATTGCTCTTGCCATTCCTCATAGGTGTTGTAAACCCACTTGTACCCTTCGTAAGTGTGGGTGCTACGCTCTAACCAATAATGCAATTGTTGCAAAATAATGCTTTCGTTTAACCCTACTGTTTTCGCCAGCGATGGCAAAATCACCAACGGCTCGTCGTCTAAAAGAAGATTTGTAGACACCAGTATTCCCCCTTGCTTTCTCAAACTCCGTCAGGAAAAGGGGAAGCTCCCTATTCCTGAACGGTTCCTTCCACTTCCGTTTCGATTACTTCCCCTTCCAGGTATTCCGCTTCCATATCAACATAATCCTCGACGTGTTCCGGTTCTTCGTTGAAATCGCGACGAACTGTTTCATCAAGCGAAACATTGCGCTGAATTTCGATCGAGATCGGCAAATATTTAATGAGTTGGCGAATAACCGTTTTCTTGGCCATTGCTTCGTACTCCTCACGCCACGGCCCGGACTCTTTCGCCCTAGAGTATTTGTCACGAAGGCGATTGATTTCTTCGACCGACATAACGTGAAACGCATGTCCACCATCTTTGAACTTGGCGTACGCGTAGAACCCGATCAATTTTCCGCGATCGCCGAACAGCAACGGCTTGTGGCGCAAACGTTCATCAAGTCCGTATTCAAATTCAAATTCATCGTTTTCATAGACTGCTTCGGCTTTAATCGTTTCAACCTCGCCGGATCGGCGGACTAAGTCGATTAGCCCTTTATAGCCGATCACGAATTGGACTTCTTTCGTTCCGTTTTTCCGATTCTTGAATGGGATGAGGTAGCAATGCCCGAGCAAGCCCGGCTCAAGACCTAATTGAGCCGCCTGCATGATCGCACCGAGCAGGCTCTTGATTTCGCACGATAGCAGTTCAGGATTTCGACGCATTTCTGTGAGAGCAATTCGAATAAGACGATCGCCATTAAGATGTTTCGGCAATGCACGTTCTAATTCCGGTTTCATTTGTTGAAGGAGATCGGCGACGGTGACCTTGCCGCCGTCCTGCTTCTTGGCCATCTGGCCGTTTCCATTCGCTTTCACTGCCAATTGATTTTTCAGTTTCTCCGCTTGAGTCATTGTGATACCGCCTTTCTCGATTTATTTTTAGAGATGCTGAAACGTCGATGCGTCGACGGTTGGGTGTATTGCTGATACAAATCCGGGTGTTCTTTGGCAAATCGTTTAGAATCGAACCGGTTCGAGTTCACGACCGACCATTTCACGACGTACTCACTCGTACGGCCACGCTCACGTTCGCCCAACAGAGCTTTGATTTTGTTCTCAATCTCCGCCTTTTTCTCGCTCTTTTCCTTGATCTCCGCGTTTACTGCCTCTAATTCGGCGATGAGCGCATCCACTTCCCCAGGCAGCTCTGCTTCGTCATCCACGACAGACTTCACCGGATACAAGAGGTTCAATAGGTTTGTACTTGCTTCGCTTCCGTCCACTTCCGGTGGACGCTTTTCGATGACGCGTTGCCAAAATTCCGCCTCAATTTCAATCAAGTAATTGATGATTTCTTCGTCGCGTTCGATGACATCCCAACGAAACTTGTTGCCACCGATTAAGACCGCGATGTACCATTTAGAGCGACCGGTAACAGCCATGTAGTGCTGGCATTGGATGAAATATTGATCCGGAATCTTTTCACCTTCCACCCATTCATCCTTGAGATATTCGCTCGCCGTTTTGCACTCCAGCCCAGCATCTTCGCCGACAACGAGCCGATCCACGTTGGCAATCATAAATGGGTATTCGGGATGGCACAGGATCGCATTCCGGCGTCGAACTTTCAAGCCTGTTCGCTGGCTGAATTCCTGTGCGACGATATCCTCTAGGATTGTCCCCCAATAAGCTGCTTCGCTCGGCACGGATTCCTTCACACCTTCCACTTTTTCGTAATACACTTGAATCGGACTTTTATATTTGTTAAGGCCTGAAATGGCGGCCGCATCCGAGCCGCCGATGCCTTTCTGACGTAACCGCAACCAATCTAGACGGCTCATATTCGCCGTTTCAGCAAGAACAATCATAGAATCACCTCTTCGTATTCGACTGTTTCTAATAAGTGCTCTGCTAAACAATGAGTGTCACAGAACAAGTCCCCCTCATAACGAATAGCTTCATGTTCTTGATATAATTCACGGTAACAATGCGTACATTTGGCAACTTCCGGTAGAGATTGTGCGTCGCGTAAACCGATAGCAAAACGATCAAGATTCATATTAAGTTCCTCCCGGACAAAAATTGTGTTATACTTTTCTTGATTGAAATTTTTAGACATTCTATCTTTTTAGCTCACTTGTCAGAGTGAGCTTTTTTCTTTTTTAATCATTTGGGACACAAAATCGATTTTGATACCGCGACGACGCATGTCTTGGACAATAGCCGTCAATTGTGCACGGCGAGCTTTTTTCATTTCGATTTCTTGCAGTTGCTTTGCTAAAAAATTCAGTTCTGAAACTTCGATTTTCATCGTTTCATAGTCGCGGTTTTGCAAGGCTTCCTGTATATACTCGATGCACTGCGAAGCTTTCTGGAGCAAATCCACTTCTTGCAACATGATTTGTTCGCCTCCCTTTCTTTTCAGACAGACTGAGCTATTTTTCTTTGATAAATTTTTTCTTTTGCCGCAAGTTCAGTGGCAAGCAACAACGCTGGATTATTCCGTAATTTCGCACAAAATTCGCGAACCTCAGAAGCTTTCATTAAACGACTTGCCGTAAAGCAAATACTCATTGTTTATCTCCCTCCTTAGCATTTGATAAATCCTTTAGATTTGAGCTTAGAACGATGTTTTTGCCACATCTTGAACCATGAAAAACTATAATCCACACATATCACAGCCACATATTGCGTGAGCGCCACAATCGCATCAATCGCTTGTAAAATCGCTTCTTCAAGCTGCTTTCTATCAAACTCTTTGATAGATCTTGGATGATTGGCGACGCAGACGTTTTCAATCGCCTGCAGCGCCTCTGCTAGTTCCTCTTTTGTTTTCATGGCGACGCTGGCCCGATGGAGATCCACAGCCTCGCCATCCAGCTTCACCGGCCCCCATCCGGTGTACTCGGCCGCCGCCTCCATAGCGACCCACGGATTGTTGTGCTGCTCAGCGAAATACTTGGATATGTTAGGCTGCACTCGATACCGCCCGTTCTCCTGATGCGATACCGATTCACGCGATTCATAGATTTCAAAGGACAATTGCTGCTGGGTCATGTTGGCTTCCTTTCGTGCTTCTTTTGCCGCATCGGCCGCTCTACCACGTTTCATGTTCCCTTTTCTCCTTTCTACCATCAACATTGTCAGCACATGCTACTATTACTATGAAACTTTTTTAGGAACCCAATTTTCGATATAGTTAATGGCTTGTAGCATATCACGACGCTTTAAGTCTCTATAGCTTGCTACAGCAAAACGGTCTTTAATTTCACGATAAAGTTCTCTAAATAGCTTTGGTCTACTTTCCGGATCATTACAAAGTTCATAAACTCTTGAAGCAACGCATTTTTGGATGCGACGCTGTTCACCGTGATCCAGAGTAATTTGTTCTTCTACTTTGTTGTCAATCTGCGAAACTAACTTTCTAATTTCATGTTGTTCTTGTTTAATAGACTGCGTTTCTTCCACCAAATCGGCCGTAGTGCGAAGGACAGTCACTAATGCTTGGTCTTTTGATAATGGAACAATATTTTCTTTCATCCGATAATATTCATCCACTAACACTTCGTAAGCGTCCCATGCTTGATCGGTATTGAGTGATTTCGCGTGTAACCAAGCGCCTTTTTCGGTCCAGAGGTACAGGCGATTTAAATTAGACGGTAAATCATATTGATTTTTTGCCTTAAAATCTCTTAGATGCTCACCAGTTAGAAGGATAAAATGTTTTCCTTCTTTATAACGATCTCTGTTGCGATTGAAATTGTTAACTAAAATTTGAGTGTCAGTGCCGTATGCTTCGGCAAGTTGATAAGTCATTAAAACAAGTTGTCCATCTTGAACAATTGGCGGTAATTGATTCATCCTATCGCCTCCTTGTTAAAATCGGTGTTTTCAGTAACCCACCGAGTATTCTTTTCGATCCATTTGAACAAGAGATGGGTTGGAATCAAAACACCAGCTTCCCTGAAAACCGGAAAGTCTGCTCTGTTCAAAAGTTCGGAACATTTAGTTTGGCTAATGTTAAAAAGCTCCATCAACTGTTTTCTTGTTAGCATTGGCGGTAATTGTGATTGACGATATTTCATTACTTCATCAACCGCTTTGGTCACTTCCTCATGGATCACTTGGCGTATCTGATCGATGCTAATTTCGAATTTAATGATGGGGGATGTGACTTGAATTTCACCGAAACGTTGTTTATCGCTCATTTAGATCACCTCCTTACGTTATGCGGATGTGGAGAGGAAACTATAATATTCTACGGTTAGACAAAATTATGCGTAACGCTTAATTTTTTGTTAAAAAAAATTCTTACATCAACATCCAAAGCTTGCGCTATTTTTTCAAGATCGTCCACAGTCAATCTGATTTTTCCTTTTGAAACATCTGAATACCATGCGACAGTTTTATTACAAGATCTTGCTAAATGAGTTTTAGTAACACCTCTGGAAACTCGAACTTTTTCAACTCTAATATAAATTGGTTCCAAGAAATCACCCCCTTAAAATTTAAGCGTTACGCTCATTTGTTTCAAGTATATATTAAGCGTTACGCCTATGTCAATTACTTTTTAAGCTTTTCGCTTAAAAAATTTAACAATACGCTCAAAGGTGTTATATTTATTTTGAGGTGGAAAACATGTCTGATTTAGGAAAAAGATTAAAAGAAGCAAGAAAAAAGAAAAAGTTAACTCAAATAGAAGCAGCGAAACTTTTAGGTATATCAAATGGAACTTTATCTGGTTATGAAAGAAATTATCGCGATCCAGATACCAAAACATTGGAAAATATAGCTGATCTATACGGTGTTTCCACCGATTATCTATTGGGAAGATCTGATAACCCATCAAATCATCATAAAGATGATCTTCCTAGGTTAACTGAAAAAGACGAAAAAGATATCGCTAAGCAGTTAGAAAAAATACTGGAAAGTATGGATACAGACACTGCTCTTGCCTTTGATGGTGAGCCGATGGATGAGGAAACAAAAGAATTGGTTAGAGCAGCTATAGAAAGCAATTTACGCCTCACCAAGCAGCTCGCAAAGAAAAAATTCACTCCAAAGAAATACCGTGAGGATTAGGAGTGAGTTGCTTGAATTGGATTATTCGTACGATTGATAGAGAGATAAAAAAACATAAAACAAATAATCCTTTTGAAATTGCGGAAAACAGAAATATCATTATCAGGTATTTTCCTCTTGGTCAAACACTGGGATTCTATATGAAAAATGCTCGCCATCAAGTTATTACTATTAATTCAGATATCAATGACTATTTAAAAAAGTTTGTCTGCGCACACGAACTTGGACACGCTATTCTCCACAAAGACGAGAATACTCCTTTTTTGCATAGGAATACTTTATTCTCAAAAGACAAAATCGAACGTGAAGCAAATGAATTTGCTGTGCGTCTCCTTCTTTATGACAAAAATTTAGAAGATTATGAAACCAAATACGATGTTTTGAGAGAAAGTGGGATTCCATATGAAATGGAAAGGTTTTTGTAAAGATTGGGGTACAGCCAAGTTTATAAACCCTATCTAGGGTTTTATATAAACTTTATGTGGGAGGGGATTAAATCAAGGTACTTAAATTTTTTTACTATTTTATTAGTCATATTTTACTGGATATATAGTACTTGAAAGAGGGTGAATACATTGGCAAGGAAGAAAAGCTCAGGTACGCTTGTCTTATTATTGTTACTACTTATTGTGATTGGTGTCATTTATCAAATTTTGAAATGGACTGTTACAAACATTTTAGGAGTATTCGGTCTTATTGCTGTTGTCACTGGATTCTATTTCGCCTTTACTAGAAAAAAATACAACATTAAGCTTTATTGGCCTGTTTTTGCTATAGTGAATGGACTCTTCCTCTCACTATTTTGGGCTACATTCAAGGAACCACTTAACACCTTAGCTTCTCTATCTTCTGTTATGTTCTGGTATTTGTTAATTACATCAATAATCATGCTTATTCGAAAAAATGTATTGTGGAAAAAATACTTAGGTTTAACTGGTTCCCTATTTGTACTGTCCATTATATTGTTATCGTTTGCTCCGCCAACAGAAGATAAATCAACCAAAACAGAAGTGAAGTCCGAAAAAGTGGTGAGTAAAAAAGACAGCCAAAAAGACACCCAGGCTGTGGCCACAACTAGCGATCAAGAACAGCAACAGAAACTCGACGATGAGAAAAAGCAACAAGAAGAACTTGCTAAGAAATTGAATCTAGAGGCTGCTACTGTATCCAGAGTCGTTGATGGCGACACTTTCGAACTTACTGACGGAAGAAAAGTCCGACTCATTGGCGTAAACACCCCTGAATCAACTACACGTACTGAAGAATACGGAAAAGAAGCCAGCAACTATACTCATTCCAAGCTAGAAGGAAAACAAATTTGGCTTCAAAAAGACGTTTCAGAAACCGATCAATATGGTCGACTATTACGAATCGTTTGGCTGCAAGTTCCGACAGATGTACAGAATGAAAAAGAAATACGTTCTAAAATGTTTAATGCTGATCTAGTTCTCAACGGATACGCCGAACCTTCTACTTATCCGCCGGATGTAGAGTACAGTGATTATTTCGTGAAATTCGCTAGAGAGGCGCGTGAACAAGACAAAGGATTATGGGCTCTTGGTGAGTACGGTACAACCAAGGGAGATCTTGATCCAAAACCATCCACCAATACTACAGCCTCTTCTACACCGAAAAGTAGCAGTTCTAATAGCTCTAATAGTGAGGCTAATTCAAGTAGCAGTACAAGAAGCAATAGTAATAGCAATAGTAACAGTTCAAGTAATAGTAGCGCACCTGCCGCATCTAGTGGCGGAACCGAATATTTTGCAAATTGTACAGAACTAAGAAAAGTATATCCAAACGGCGTCCCTGCGGATCATCCAGCTTATCAGCCGAAGTTGGACAGGGACAAAGATAATTATGCGTGTGAGAGGTAAACTATATTATTGCTTATAAAGCTTGTAGAGAAGACACCGAAGACTAACTAAACAGTTGAGGTGTCTTTTTTTATAAAAAACTTTATTCAAGGGGGAAATAGTATTATGTTGTATGTACCAATTATGAAATTTAAACAAGGGGAAAAAGATGCGCTGTATCAGTTGCCAACTGAACTGAAAGAAAAGGTAGTGCCTTTATTTGAAATTACACCTGATGTCATACAAAAAGAAAAATCTTTAGGTATTTCACAGATATGGGAATACCCATACTTCTTTGACATTTCTCCGGAATACTATAACGAATTATCAGATGAAGAATATTTGGGATTATTAGCAAAATGCCAAGGACACCTTGTTCCGGTTATCAAGCTAACAGATAGTCTTGAAAAGGTAGATGCTATCATCGGAAAGGCGCAAAACGGGGTTGCCATTAGAATTTATCTAGAAGAGATTTTAGATGATAATTTTCAAAATTTATTTTCAGATTTAACACATAAGTTAAATATAAACGAAACCGATCTAATCATAGATGCACAGTTTGTTGAACCCGTTCAAATTAATATAAAGTCAACCCTTATGAAGGAGACATTGAACAGAATTAATAAGATTCCTGAATTCCGAACAGTAATTGTTGCGAGTAACTCGTTTCCGCAAACCCTTTCGAATTATGAGAAACATACCTTGGTGTCCATTCCTAGAAGTGAGAGTAAATTTTTCGAAAAAGTAAAGAAGAGTTTTGAGGAAAAAGGGATAAAAATCGTTTACTCTGATTATGGAGTGAATCATTGGACTTACTTCGAATATGTGCCAGGTATGCAAGTAACATTCAACATTAGGTATACCTATAACGATGATTTTATTATCTATAGAGGTGATTCAAATAAACGTGGCGGTTTTAGTTTCGCAAAAGTTCAGGAAGCGTGTCATACACTCGTTAATTCGAGTTGCTTTCTTGGTCAAAATTACTCATGGGCAGATCAAGAAATATATGAAAAGGCAATTGGAGCAGTTGCTAAACCTGGCAATGCCACAACTTGGAGAGCGTTAGGAACAAACCACCATATCGTGTTTATCCTAAATCATCTCTCCAACCAGTCCTAGTCTTCAATGTTTCTCGTGTAAAATTTCGAATATCATTGAATTGGATTGATTCCAAGACCATCTGCTTTAACTCAGGTTTCGGCTTGCGGGAAAAATTTTTCACGTTGTTCTGTTTCAAAAGGGTTTTAATTTCATTAGTCCACAATAAATCCAGTAGTTTGTCGCCTAAAACATTTTCATTTTTCCTGCAAGCCCTAATTTTTTTTAAAGAAACCTCTTTAAACTTGTTCAAATAGGCAACCTCTATGCCCCAGTGCTCCGGTACCCACTCAATAATGGTTGATTCAAATTTCTTACCTACCACAATAGTTACCTTGTCGAATGTTTTATCGTACCATTCTATTTGTCGAGCAAGGCGCTCTAAAGAGTCATGATCACTTTTAATTTCGTAACCATGTAAAAAACCATTAGCAACAACAATATCTGCCCTAGCCTGTCCGTCACAAATAGAGAGTTCTTCGATAATTCTGTAATGCTTATTCTGATTTTCTTTCTCGATTTTTTTTATCAATTTTGCTCTAATATCAAAATCAGTAAGCATATACATCGCTCCGTACCACTTTATTTCAAATTTTAATTTTATCATAAAAACTTTACTTTAAAAATAACCGTTTACACAAATAAATCCTCCTAATTCATTTATAAAAACATGTATACTCGAATATGTTTATTTCTTTTTCTTGTAAAACAGAACATACGTTTCTATAATGGTATTAAGAGATTCGGATGAACTTCAATTAACGTCACTTAAGCAGTTTATAACGACTTATACCGACGCAAGAAAGAATTGAGATAAAACCATACCGAAAAATACACAAAAAACCCTTTAATATAACAGTATGAAAGGAGGAGCAACAATGGCTTATTTCCAGGAGGTTAAAGCCAAAAACAAAAAAGGTTATAAATGGAGATGTGTACTTGAAGCTCCACCACATCCTGTAACGGGTAAGCGTAGACAAATATCGAGGACAGCCGATACAAAGAAGGAAGCGTTAGCAAGAGCAGAAGCAGCGCTAGAAAAGTTAATAGATGATGGAATAGATGAAAGGGAAATAAAGAACTTGCCGTTCGAAAAGATGGCTTGGGAATGGCTTAATGTATATGCGAAGAGTGGAGTTAAGAAAGGCTCCGTAAGAGTACGAGAAAAAGAAATAAAAATCATTTTACAACATTACGCTAAAGTAAATATCGATAAAGTCACACCAAGATTGCATCAAAAAATGTTAAATGATATGCACGAGAAAGGCTATACAAAAAAAGGAGAAAACGGCGAGATAATATACAAACCTTATGCTACGACAACTATAGAAGGCGTTAATACAACGGCAAATATGATTTTTAAGTATGCTATTAAACATAAAATGATAAAGGATAACCCTTGTGAAGGTGTGGTAATTCCTAAAAAAACATTAACTGTGGAAGAGATTGAAGGCAATGCGATTGAAGAAATGTATTTCGAAAGAAATGAACTAGAAGAATTTTTATCGGCTGCTATTAAATATGGTCTACCCTTAGATAAAGAATGGTTTTATTTACTTGCCTTTTCCGGGATGCGTGTCGGTGAGATGTTAGTTTTAAAATGGTCGGACATTGATTTTAAGAGAAACGAAATACGAATCACCAAAACATTATATAACCCTGATAACAACATGAAAAAATACGAGTTAACGCCTCCGAAAACAAAAGGTTCTATTCGTACGATTGGTATGGATGCAGAGATTATGGAAATGTTAAAAGCATATAAAGCTAAGCAGAATGAAATAGTAATGGCCAACCGAATGTTACCAGATGGAAAAGGTGGTACAATTCCGAATCCAGATTATCACGATGGAGATTTTGTATTTTGTCGACATAATGGTTACCCATTCATTCAAAAAAACGTGAACATTAGGATGCAACGAATACTTAAAAAGACTTCTATAAAAAAAAGAGCCACTCCGCACATTTTGAGGCACACTCACATCAGTATGTGTGCAGAGGCAGAAGTGGACTTGCCAACCATCATGAAAAGGGTAGGTCATGAAGATCAAGAAACTACACTAAAAATCTATACTCATGTAACAGAAAAAATGAAAAAGGATGCCAACCAAAAGATTAAAAATGTATTTGGTGACATTCTAAAAAATACAAAATAG